CATTGCTCTTGCAGGTACTGGCGTCGGCAAGTCTCTTTTTATGTGCCATGTGGCTGCTGGTTGCTTGGCTCAAAACTACAACGTTCTCTACATTACTCTAGAAATGAGTGAAGAGAAGATCGCAGAACGTATTGATGCGAATCTTCTGAATGTGACGCTGGAAGATCTCATGAACATGCCAAAGGACATGTATGAGAAGCGCATGGGCAAACTTAAAGAGCGCATGAAAGGCAAGTTGATCATTAAAGAATATCCAACTGCCTCTGCCAACCCTGCTCACTTCCGTGCATTGATCAACGATCTGTCGCTCAAGAAAAACTTCCGTCCAGATATTATCTTCATCGACTATCTAAATATTTGTGCGTCTGCCAGAATCAAACCTGGTGCCAATGTTAACTCTTACACCTACATCAAAGCGATTGCAGAAGAACTTCGCGGCTTGGCAGTGGAGAATAACGTACCGATTGTGTCGGCTACTCAGACAACTCGATCTGGCTTTAGCAACTCTGACCCTGGACTGGAAGATACTTCTGAATCGTTCGGTCTACCTGCCACTGCTGACTTTATGTTTGCTCTTGTTAGCACTGAAGAGTTGCAGCAACTTAATCAGTTACTCGTCAAGCAACTCAAGAATCGTTATAACGATCCCAACCTCCATAAACGATTTACGATCGGAGTCGATAGAGCCAAGATGAAACTCTATGATCTTGAACAGAAGGCACAAGACGCTGTGATGCAAGAAGCCGAATCAAAGCCAGTCTTTGATCGCGGTAAGAGTACAGACAAATTCAAGAATCTGAAAGTGTAATGAAACTTGAAAAGATAGAGAAGAAGGTTAATGCTCTCGCTGAAAATTGGGTGGGCAGAAAACATGTACCATCTATTATTCGATCTTTAAATGCAGCCTTCAAACGTAATATTGTTTGTTTCTCATCAGAACGATTTGAGGGTGAATATTTCAAAGATCATAATGTGATTGTAAACGCACATTACTGTAATCGCATTTCTGATTTTATCCCTGAACATATCTACATCGCATTGCATTTCCCTAAAAGACAACGTAAGGCGAGTCTTACAAAGGCTGGTGCTAAAAATTTGGCTTTGAAGATCATTCGTGCGATTCACCACGAGTATCGCCATAAGCATCAACAGAAACAAAGACCCTTTCTTTTACAAAAAGAATACAAGCCTAGACCGAAACAGAATAAGATGAAGGCGATGTATTATGGAAATCCAGACGAAATCGACGCTCATGCCTATGAAACTCAGGCTGAACGAATTGATATAAATAAACTTCGAACAGCGCATAAAATTGGCTGGCAAGATTCTGAAGCCATCTTTATGTATCGAAAGACTTTCCGAAATCAAGATCCGAGAGTCTGGAAAAGATTCTTGAAAAAGGTTTATAAACTAAATGAAAAAATTCAGAGAATACCTGAAGGAACAAGAAACCCATAGCAGCATTCAAGACTTCATGGGTTACTGCAAAGACAATTTAGGTATTGCGGAACTCCCAAAACTCGTAATTATTGACAATCGCGATACAGCGAGAGAGAATACGAGTTTCGGTGGTTACTCTCCAAGTGAAAGAGTGATTCACTTAAATGTTGCAGGGCGTCATTTAGCAGATGTCCTTCGCACATTAGGGCATGAACTAGTCCACCACAAACAGAACGAAGATGGTGTACTACATAGTTATGCAGGTGAGACAGGCAGCGAGTTTGAAAACGAAGCAAACAGCAAGGCTGGTGTCATCATGAGAAATTATGGTAAATCAAATCCTGCAATTTATGAGGAAGTTAAATTGTAATTGAGGTTTTATGACTACATTTGTGACTGGTGGTTTGGGATTTATTGGTTCTAATTTTGTAATCTCTCACCTACAAAAATATCCTTCTGATGAGGTTGTCATTCTCGACAACTTCTCATACGCTGCAAATGGCAGCAATCTAAATGGTTTCTATGACGACTGGCGACTTAATATCAAAAAAGTCGACATTCGGAATCTTGAATTCTTAGACCACATGTATCATGACTATGAACCAGACATTACGTTTCATTTTGCTGCTGAGTCTCATGTTGACAATTCTATTACTGGGGACGATGATTTCCTCAGCACTAATGTTAATGGCACTCATAACATTCTAAAGTGTATTCGCAAGTATGGTGGTAAACTTGTTCACGTTTCAACTGATGAAGTCTATGGAAGTTTAAATTCAGAAGATCCTTCGTTCACTGAAACAACTCCGTACGATCCACGCAATCCATACTCTGCAACCAAAGCAGCCAGCGATCATCTCGTTCGTGCTTATGTAAACACACATAAGATTGATGCAGTTGTTACCAATTGCTCAAACAACTATGGTCCTCGCCAGCATACTGAGAAATTTATTCCAACAATTATTCGGAATATTAAAAACAATACACCAATTCCTGTTTATGGTACTGGAACAAATATTCGTGATTGGTTGTTTGTTGAAGATCATTGTGAGGCATTACTCGCAATTGGTCAGAATTTTAAATCTGGTGAACGTTACAACATTGGCGGTGGTCATGAGATCACTAACTTAGAAATGGTAACATTGATTCTTGACTTAATGGGTAAACCAGTTCACATGTATCAAAACTGGATTAATTTTGTAAATGATCGTAAGGGTCATGATTTTAGATATTCTATGAATTCGGATAAAATCTTCAAGGAACTTGGTTGGTCCGCAAAGACCAAGATCGTCCAAGGACTGGAGAAAACTTTGGAGTGGTATAATGCGTAAAGGGATTATTTTATCAGGTGGATTAGGTACACGCCTCTATCCATGCACAAAGGTTATTTCAAAACAGTTATTGCCTGTTTATGACAAGCCATTGGTCTATTATCCAATTTCTACATTGATGCTTGCTGGCATTCGTGATATTATGATTATCACATCGCCAGCTGATCGCGCACCATTTGAGAAACTTATTGGTGATGGATCTCAGTGGGGATTGAATATTGTTTATGAAACTCAGTTGCAACCAAGAGGAATTGCTGAATGTTTCCGCATTGCAGCAAAATGGATTGATGATGATGAAGTCACTCTGATTCTCGGTGACAATATTTTCTATGGTAATGAATTGATCAATCGTTTCAATGCTGCAAAAAACAATCATGTTGGTTGCACAGTTTTCGCTTACCATGTCGCGGACCCTGAACGGTTTGGAGTGGTAGAATTAGATAATGATGGAAACCCAATTCGAATTGTCGAAAAGCCTAAATTTGCTCCAAGTAATTATGCTGTCACTGGGCTTTACTTTTATGACAATAATGTAGTAGAATATGCCTGGAGGATCTCACCTTCTGCAAGAGGAGAATTGGAGATTACTGACATCAACAATCTTTATATGCAAAACAATGATTGCAAGATTGAGTATTTGAATCGTGGTATTGCTTGGATTGACACAGGTACATTTGAGTCTCTCTCAGAAGCATCTGTATTTGTTGGTTCAGTGCAAAAGAGAACAGGTATGATGATTGCATGCCCTGAAGAAATCGCATACAAGAATGCATGGATTACAGAGCATGATGTTCGTAGTGCCGCTGAGAAGTATAGTAAATCAGATTATGGTAAATATCTTGGACAAATCTTGAGGATGAAAGTATGAGTGATGTGAAGCAAATGATTGAAGATTTGGTTGCCGCTGTTGGTACACCAAAGTATGCATACAATTGCAAAGAGTTCAATCCTGAGAAAGATACCGTATTCTATTCTGGTCCATATTGGGATGAGAAAGAAGTCATTGCTGGTGTCACTGCATTTCTAACAGGTAAGTGGCTCGTCTCTGGCGAGAATGTTGCGAAGTTCCAATGGGCATTCTGTCGCAAATTCAATGTGAAGCATGCTCACATGGTCAACTCTGGTTCCTCTGCCAATTTGACAATGGTTGCAGCACTCAAGAAGCATCTGAACTTGGAAGATGGCGTTGAGGTTCTTGTATCACCTGTCGGATTCCCGACGACTATTGCACCACTCGTTCAGAATAATCTAAAACCAGTGTTTGTAGACATTGAAATGGACACTCTTAATTTCGATCTTGATAAACTTGAAGAAAAGATTACAGATCGCACTGCGGCTATTTTCGTTTCACCTGTTCTTGGCAATCCTCCTGATATGGATCGCATCAAAGAAATTTGTGAAAAGCATGATCTTCTTTTGATTGGTGATAACTGCGATTCACTCGGCACAAAATGGGATGGTAAACTGCTGACGGATTATTATTATGCGTGGACAACATCTTTCTATCCTGCTCACCACATTTCGACAGGCGAAGGCGGGATGGTTTGCTCAGACGACGAACAACTCATCAACACTGCTCGCAGCATTAGCTGGTGGGGTCGTGATTGCCGTTGCGTTGGTGCTGCTAATCTATTGGCTTGTGGAACATGTGGTAATCGCTTTGATAAATGGCTTGAAGGATATAATGGAATAATTGATCACAAGTATCTTTTCTCAAACATGGGATACAATCTCAAGCCACTTGATCTTCAAGGTGCGATTGGTATTGAGCAGTTGAAGAAAATAGATGAGATTGATGTGAAGCGTCGTTTGAATTTCGAGCGCATCAAGAGCATCTTCTATAGTTCCGTTCCTGGTGTTCGCGTTGCCTCTGCTCTGGATAAGGCAGATCCTTCTTGGTTCGGTGTGCCGTTGATCACTGATACACCTGAACTCAAGGAAAAACTCCAAGCCTTCTGCGAAGCAAATCGTATTCAGACTCGCAACTACTTTGCTGGAAATATTCTGTTGCATCCTGGTTACAAACATCTTGACGATGCTTCGAAGTATCCAAATGCGAACAAGGCATTGAGTAACGTGTTCTTTGTTGGTTGCCCTCCACACTATGGCGAAGATGTATTTGCCTATTACGAAAGCGTGTTTGCAAAATGGCAATCGTAAACGTTTTTGGGGGATATGGTTTTGTCGGAAGTGAATACTGTAACGTTGCCAAAGGCTGGATCAAAAATTACAGGGATAATTACGAAGTACGGAGTGCAAATTGCGTTTACTTTATTAGTACCGTTGATAACAATAATGTACACGTCGATTCTCTCTTGGATATTAATACTAATCTCGTTGTATTGATGAAAGTTCTCGATAATTATCGAGAATATATAAAGAGAACTGGTGAACAGGGAGTGTTCAACTTCATGAGTTCCTGGTTTGTCTATGGACAAGACTCTGGATTTGGCGAAGGATCGCGTGGTATTCCCGAAACCGATCCATGTGAGCCAAAAGGTTTTTATTCAATCACGAAGAGATGCGCCGAGCAGTTACTCATGTCTTACTGCGAGACGTTTGGACTTCAATATCGAATCTTGAGGTTAGCAAATGTACTGGGTAAACAAGATAAAAAGGTATCTGCGAAAAAGAACGCTCTCCAATACTTACTGGCGGAGATCGCGTCCAATCGACCAGTGGATCTCTATGATAGTGGGTATTTTTATCGTGATTATATTGATGTTCGCGATTGCGCTCGAGCAATCGATCTCGTTGTTCAACGAGGAGAAATTAACTCAATCTACAACATCGGAAATGGGAGACCAATAATCTTCCGAGACATTATTCGATACGCTCGAGATTCAATGGATTCGGCTTCTGAACTCCGCACTATAGAACAGAAAGAGTTTCACAAGAAAGTCCAATCCTCTCGTTCTTTCTTCATGGATAATACTAAACTTGAATCCTTGGGTTACAGACCTCAATATACGATTCAAGAAACCGTCGACGACATTATTTACGGAATACTAACTGGTAAAAATAACTAAATAGAAGCATATAAACTCCCCACAGAGTGGAAGGAATATGTTAAGATTTAGTCAATATCTCACTGAAGCCGCCAAATTTGAAACCGAAGACCTAAATGGCGGGCACCTTGATCACGTCGAAGATCTCCTAATCAAACATGGAAAAGAGGGTCTGGATTTATCTCTAGACTTCCTCGATAATGTTCACAAATATTTAAAAGGTGAACCTTCCGCTGCTAATATTTCCGTAAAGCATGACGGCGCACCTGCTATGGTCTTTGGTCGCCTTCCTGTCAAGAATTCAGATAAAGCAGGATTTGTTCCTGGTCAATTTTTCGTCGCTACCAAATCAGCGTTCAATAAACAAACTCAGAAGTTCATCACGTCCCCTGAAGATGTTCAAACTCATTTTGGTGATCGTCCAGATTTAGCAGCAAAAATGCTCTCAGCTCTAGAGCATCTTCCAAAAGTAACTCCAATGCGTGGAATCTATCAAGGAGATTTCATGCACACACCTGATATGATTAAACAGGAAGGAGATGAAGAAAATGGATATGCTCTTTCTGTAAATCCACAATTGATTAATTATAGCGTTCCAGCTGATTCTAAGATTGGGCAAAAAATGGCTCAATCTCAATTTGGTATTGTGGTTCACACTGCATATCCAAATGCTG